TAGCAGGATCAGATGTCTATGAATTCTTAGCTGATGCTGCACAGACCAAAACCACACCAACAAACAAAGCCGTAGATATCTCCACATATGCAGATAAAGCTGCTGTTGTATTAACAATTGATACTCAGCCAGTAAGTGGAAATACTATGACTATCGGCACTAAGGTATTTACATTTGTACCAACTGGCACTGCTACTGGTAATGGTGAAATAGCAATCGGCACTGATTTACCTGCTACTAAGATAAATATAGTTGCTGCTATCAATGGTACTGATTCCATAAACACGCCACATCCATTAGTTAGTGCTGCAAACTTTGCTGCCAACACATGTACTATAACGGCGTTGGTTGGTGGAGTTGCTGGTAATTCAATTGCTTCAACCGAAACAATAACAGCAGGAACAGATACATTTGCAGCTGTTACTTTACTGTTAGGAACAAATTGTACTGCGGCTAATGCTATACTCGCATTGGTGTCTGCAATTACAACATTGGATACTCAGGGTGTTTCAGCCGTAGATGGTGCTGGCGATACAGTTGAACTGACTGCTAAGGTTAGTGGAGTTGCTGGAAATAATATAGTTATTGGAAAAGTAATGGCTAACGCAACTTTTGCTGGATCAGCTACGAAACTTTCTGCTGGAGTAGACGGAACAGTTGGTTCAATAAATCAGGAAATGGTTGACGCTACTTACATGTATAGATGTGTGGCTGACAACACAATTGCCGGTAAAAACTGGAGAAGAATTTCTCTTGGTTCAGCATTCTAAGATTAAATCAATAATGCTCACTTAATACTTTACATAAAGGAGGTGAGAAATTGCAAGAAAAGGAAACAATTAGGAGTAGATTAAAACATGCTTGGAATGCTTTTACTACAGGTCAAGCAAATAGTCAAGTAGATAGGTATACAAATTATGGACCTGCTAATTATTCTAGACCTGATAAAACCAGACTGTCTATGGGTAATGAACGGTCTATTGTCAATTCAGTCTATAGTCGTATATCAACCGACGTAGCAGCAATCTCCATACAGCATGTCCGTACAGATCCAAATGGTAGGTTCATAGAACCAATGACTTCTGGCCTTAATGATTGTTTAACATTAGATGCTAACATGGACCAGACTGGACGATCCTTTATTAAGGATATTGTATTATCAATGTTTGATGAAGGTCAGGTTGCTATAGTACCAACAGATACAACTTATAATCCAGCATTTTCCAACTCTTATGATATTCAAAAATTAAGAGCCGGAAAGATATTAGAGTGGTATCCAGCACATATAAAAGTTCAGGTTTACAATGAAAAGACAGCGAAGAAAGAAGACATAACAGTCCCTAAAAGCATGGTAGCTATTATAGAAAATCCATTCTATTCAGTTATGAACGAGCCAAACTCAACCCTCCAACGTCTAATACGAAAGTTAAATCTTATAGATGCTGTTGACGAACAGAGTGGTTCAGGTAAACTCGACCTTATAATACAATTACCTTATGTAATTAAAACAGCAGCTAGAAAAGAACAAGCCGAGATTCGTAGGAAGGACATAGAGGAGCAGTTATCGGGTTCAAAGTATGGTATAGCTTATACTGATGGTACAGAACGTATTACTCAGTTGAATAGACCTACCGAGAACAACCTGATGGGTCAAATCACGTATCTAACAAGTATGCTATATGGCCAGTTAGGTATTACTGAAGCTATCTTCAATGGCTCAGCAGGCGAACAAGAAATGCTGACGTACTTTAGCCGAACTATCGAACCAATCATATCAGCAATAGTTGATGAGATGAAGCGCAAGTTCCTAACTAAGACTGCAAGGTCTCAAAACCAATCAATAGTATACTTTAGAGATCCATTCAAGTTAGTGCCAGTCAGTCAATTGGCTGATATTGCTGACAAATTTACTCGAAATGAAATTCTATCGTCAAATGAGTTTAGAGGTATCATTGGATTTAAACCATCGAGTGATCCTAAAGCAGATGAGTTAAAGAACAAGAACATTAACTCGCCTACTACTCCTACTACTGATGGTAATCCTGAAACGCCACTCTTACCAAGTGGAACTACTACTTAAAAAGGAGGATAAAAGAATATGAAATTTGATTTTAGTGGATATGCTACAAAAAATGATTTACAATGTTCTGATGGGCGAATAATTCGTAAAGATGCATTTAAACATAATGATGGAGCTACTGTTCCACTCGTTTGGCAGCATTCTCATGACGACCCAACGAACGTTCTAGGTCATGCAGTTCTTGAAAATAGAGCTGATGGAGTGTATGCATATTGTAAAGTTAACAAAAGTCAAGCAGGTTCACATGCTAGAGAATTAGTCCAGCATGGTGATATATCGGCATTATCCATTTATGCTAATAACCTTAAACAGAATGGCGGAGATGTTCTACACGGGGCAATTCGCGAAGTAAGCTTAGTTTTAACTGGGGCTAATCCAGGGGCTTTAATCGACAATGTATCGTTTCAACATAGCGATGGCAGCTTCGATGAAATTCCAGAAGAAGCAATAATTTATACAGGAGAGGAGATCACTATGTTTAAAGAAACTGAAGTTGTCCATGCAGCAGCACCAGCAGCAGTAAAGGCAGCACCACCAGCAGCACCAGCAGCTAACGAGGACCCTACTGTTCAGGAGGTATTCGATAGTCTTAGCGAAGAACAGAAAAATGTCGTATATTACATGATAGGCGCAGCACTAGACGAAGCTACAACAAATAATGATGCCGCTTTACAGCAGGCATACACTGATGGAGGCGAAGAGATGAAACATAATATATTTGAAAGCAAAGACGATATTGGCGGTGGAGAAGCATTATCACATGACGCAGTAAAGAGCATATTCTCAGATGCTCAGAAGAGAGGTTCACTTAAGGATGCTGTACTCGCACATGCGGTTACATACGGCATAGAGCACATTGACTACTTGTTCCCAGATGCACAGAGCGTTGTTAACTCACCAGACTTCCTTAAGAGAGACATGGCATGGGTTACCAGCGTAATGGATGGAACAAAACATACTCCATTCTCAAGAATCAAATCCATATATGCAGACATATCTCTTGAAGATGCAAGAGCTAAGGGTTATGTTAAGGGAAATGTTAAGAAAGAAGAGTTCTTTGCACTTGCTAAGAGAACTACTTACCCTACTACTATCTACAAGAAACAGAAACTTGACAGAGACGACATGCTTGACATAACTGATCTGGATGTAGTTGCTTGGTTGAAGGCTGAAATGAGAATGATGCTTGACGAGGAACTTGCAAGAGCTGTTCTTGTTGGAGATGGAAGAGACATCGCTAGTTTAGACAAAATCGATGAGCAGTGTATCAGACCTATCTACACTGACAATGACCTGTATGCTCACCACGTTAAAGTTACAGCTGTTAGCGACACTCAGGATCTTATAGATGAAATCATAAAGTCGAGAGAGAACTACAAAGGTAGTGGTATTCCAGCATACTACACAACTACTGGTCTGTTGACTGACATGCTTTTACTTAAAGATAGTTTGGGTAGAAGAATCCACAATACAGTTGCTGATCTTGAAGCAACACTCAGAGTTTCAAGGATCGTTGAAGTTCCAGCTATGGCTGGTCTTGAAAGAGTTGTTGGAGCAGAGACTCTTGCTCTTAAAGGCATAATGGTTAGTCTTGGTGACTATGCTATGGGCGCTGATAAGGGTGGTCAGATAGGTATGTTCGACGACTTCGATATCGACTACAACCAGTACAAATACTTGATCGAGACTAGATGCTCGGGTGCTCTTATACATCCTAAATCAGCTCTCGTTATCGAACAGGTTAAATAGTACTCAATACTTAAGTAAAGGATAGTGAATCTTTTGTTCAAACGCAAACAGGCCAAAATAAACCTACCTAATTGTAGCGACTGTGCCAACTATCATACAATGGAGTGTCCAAATAGTTCTGAATGCTACGATACAAAAGACAAGTCATCCTTCTTATCAAAGGAGGTTCAAAATGGGAAAGTTTTATGGATCAATTGGTTACGCTGAAACACTTGAAACTGCACCAGGAGTGTGGGGTGAAGTTATAACTGAACGAAACTATTCTGGAGACATAAACAAAATATCAAGACGTACACAAGCAGGAGAGAGTATCAATGATAATCTCACAATTAACAATGAGTTCAGCATTGTAGCCGATCCGTATGCCTACCAGAATTTCCATGCTATACGTTATATAAAATGGATGGGAGCCGCTTGGAAGATAACTAATATCGAGGTTCAGCGGCCTCGTCTAATCTTATCAATTGGAGGTGTATACAATGGGGACACGGGTCCAACTACAGACCCTTCTGGAAACGATAACTAGCAGTGTCTACTATCAACCACCCGAGACAGTTAAGATTAGTTATCCATGTATTATATACACACTGGATAAATCCAATACTAGATTTGCGAGTGATAAGCCATACAACATTCATCTAGGCTATACAGTCACCGTAATAGACAAGAACCCGGATAGCAATATACCGGAGGAAGTTGCGATGTTGTCTAAATGTATATTTAATAGGCATTACACCGCCGATAATTTGCACCACTTTGTATTCACTATTTACTACTAAAAGGAGGCTTTACCAATATGACTAAAATTATATGGGATAAATCCGGTGAACGATTTTATGAAACCGGTGTTAAACAGGGAGTGCTCTATCCCCAGGTATCAGGAGCATATCCACTTGGTGTTGCTTGGAACGGCTTAATAAGCGTTACTGAGAGCCCATCAGGAGCAGAACCAAATCCAAAATATGCAGATGATATCAAGTATCTTAACCTGATGTCCGCTGAAGAATTTGCAGCAACAATAGAAGCATATACTTACCCATCTGAGTTCGCAGCGTGTGACGGATCAGCAGCACTTGCTACTGGTGTCATGATCAACCAGCAGAACAGATCGGCATTCGGTTTGGCATATAAGACTACAATAGGTAATGATGTCAATGATAGTCTTGGCTATAAACTGCATTTGGTATATGGCGCAATGGCTTCTCCTTCCGAGAAAGGATATCAGTCAATCAATGATTCACCTGATGGCGTTACCTTCTCATGGGGTGTTACTTCAACACCAGTAGAAGTTACTGGTAAGAAACCAACGGCATCTATAGTTATAGACTCAACCAAAGCAGATCCAACTAACCTTGCTACATTAGAAGGAATTCTGTTCGGAACTGCTGTACTTACACCTAGACTTCCTTTGCCTGATGAAATAGCAACCATATTCACAGGTTCAACAATAGCTGCTATTGCTCTGTCATCTATAGTTCCTGCTGATGGCGCTGCATCAATATCCAAAACTGCTCCAATTGTTCTTACATTCAATAACAAGATTGCTAGTGAAGCTATTATTGTTACTGATGCAACTGGCGTTATCGTTGCTGGTACTAAGACATTGGATGGCACAGGCAAAATACTCACATTCACACCAACATCTGCCCTTACTGGAACCAAAGTATACCTCGTTACCATTGGTGGCGTAATAGATATCTATGGTCAGTTATTGGCTGCTGCGGTTAAGGACTTCACAACCATGGCATAATATTAATTGGGGCTTCGGCCCCTCTTTTAATTAAGAAAGGGGATAACAAATGCTAGAACGAGCAAAACAATTAGTTGTTGATTATTTTAATGACAATGTAGAAAAAACTGATAATGTTAAATTAAACATTGATCAAGTTTATGTTGTATGGTTTAGTAAGACATTACAGAACTGGAAGGCATTAGTTAGTACTGATATCTCAGATGGTATGTATTACGAGATAACCCACAACGGCGACAAGAATGAAACATACTTGGATGCTTATAAAAAATGGGCTAACAAATGTATTGTTGATTAATTTAAATTAAGAAAGGGGATAAATACCATGTTAAAGAAAACAATATCTTATACCGACTTTGACGGTAACGAAAGAAAAGAGGACTTTTATTTTAATCTATCCAAGGCTGAGGTAACTGAGATGGAACTATCTGTCAATGGTGGACTTAGTGCGATGTTAACCAAGATTGTAGCAGAGCAAGACTCAAAACGAATAATCGAAAGTTTCAAGGAGTTAATACTTAAGTCTTATGGCGAAAAGTCCTTAGATGGTAAGAGATTTATTAAATCACAAGAATTGAGAGACGCCTTTGAACAGACTGAAGCATATAGCGAAATGTTCATGGAAGTAGCAATGAATGCAGGAGCAGCAGCTGAGTTTGTAAACGGAATCATACCATCAGTACCAATACTACCAGGTAAAAACAATCCAAACGCATTAACCGCAGAATTACTTAAATAGTTTGATAAGGGAGGCTAGACCATGTTAAAGATCACAGTACCTGCTACTGAGCAATACGACGAATCCACATCTACTTTCATCTATTCGAAGGAACAAGTATTGCAATTAGAGCATTCTCTAGTCTCTATTTCAAAATGGGAGTCAAGATGGCGTAAACCATTCCTGAGTAAAGACTCAAAGACAATTCAAGAGACGATCGATTACATACGATGCATGACCATCACCCAAAATGTTGATGACGCAGTTTATAATAACTTGTCGAATGACAACATCCAAGCGATAAATACCTATATTGAAGCTGAGATGACTGCCACAACATTCTCTAAAGAGAAACAAGGTAATAGTAGAGAAGTAGTAACAGCTGAACTAATCTACTATTGGATGGTAACCATGAATATTCCTTTTGAATGTCAAAAATGGCATCTAAATCGACTCTTGACTCTCATAAATGTTATTAATATTAAGAACTCCCCTCCTAAGAAAATGAGTACTCGAGAAATTATGAGTAGAAATACTGAATTAAATGAGGCACGATTAAAAACATTAGCTAATGGGGGGTAATAAAAATGATAATAATAAGTCACTCTGGAAGCTTTAATAATACAGAAAATTTCTTTAAAAGAAGTGTATCTCGTGAGTATTTACTTGCTCTAGAGAAATATGGACGTGAGGGAGTTGCAGCACTCGCATCTGCTACACCAGTAGATACTGGAGAGACTGCTAATTCCTGGGATTATAATGTGGTTATGACTTCAGGTGGTTTTAAAATAGAATGGGGAAATTCCCATGTAGAAAGTGGTATACCAATTGCTGTACTTATTCAGTACGGTCATGGTACGCGAAATGGTGGTTATGTCCAAGGACGTGACTTCATCAATCCAGTAATACAACCTATATTTGACAAAATAGCAGATGAAATATGGAAGGAGGTAACTAAATAATGCCAAGTGTTGATTCACGTATTGTTAACATGCAATTCAACAACAGTCAGTTTGAGAGTGGGATTAAGACAAGTGTTAATTCTTTAACCGCACTTAAGAATGGATTAAATTTAGATAAGTCAGCAGCAAGTTTAAACAACTTACAACAGGCGGGCAATTCATTCTCATTGGCTAATATGGCTAATGGTATAGAAAGTATAAATAGTAAATTAACACTTCTTGGTGCAGTTGGTGTTGCCGCCCTTCTTAACATTTCAAGCGCTGCAATAACTGCTGGTACTAATCTAGTTAAATCTCTTACTATCGACCCGATTATGACAGGTCTGCAAGAATATGAAACCAAGATGAATGCTATTCAGACAATCCTTACAAATACAAAGACTAAGGGATCAACCCTAGACGATGTCAATAAAGCATTGAATGAACTAAATACATATTCTGATCAAACTATATATAACTTTGCTGAGATGGCAAAGAATATAGGTACATTTACGGCCGCAGGAGTTGATTTAAAGACTTCTACTGACTCAATTAAGGGTATAGCCAACTTGGCTGCCGGTTCAGGCTCAAGTGCTCTACAAGCATCTACAGCGATGTATCAGCTTTCACAGGCTATAGCATCCGGTTCGGTTAAACTTATGGACTGGAACTCTGTAGTTAATGCTGGTATGGGTGGAGAGTTATTCCAAAATGCATTGAAGGATACAGCAAAGGGAATGGGTATAGTAGTTAAAGCTGGCGTACCTTTCAGAGAAACACTTAAAGATGGATGGTTGACATCTGAAGTATTAACAAAGACTTTATCTAAATTTGCAAATGATCCAGACCTAATCAAAGCAGCAACCCAGGTAAAGACATTCTCTCAGTTAATAAACACAATGCAAGAGTCAGTTCAATCTGGATGGGCTCAATCATGGGAAAATATCATAGGTAATAAAGATGAAGCAGCAGCATTCTTCACAGAAGTCAATAATGGCTTTGGTAACATTGTAGGTGGAGCCGCAAAGGCTAGAAACGAGATGCTAGCTTTCTGGAAAGCCAATGGAGGTAGAGATGCCTTAATATTAGGGCTTAAGAATGCATTTGATTCATTAATGTCTATCATGACACCTATAGGTCAAGCATTCAGAGAAATATTCCCTAAGACTACAGCTCAAGGTCTTATTGATTTAACGGTAAAATTTAGAGATTTCATGGCTAGTTTAAAACTAAGTGATAAAACAGCAAATAATCTTAAAGCGACTTTTAAAGGTTTCTTTGCAATTCTCGATATAGGCAAACAGGCATTCATGGCTATTGCAGGCGTTATAGGAGCAGTAATACAAGCTTTACTTCCTGTCGGTGATTATTTACTTGGAGTTACAGGACAAATAGGTAATTTCTTTGTAGGACTAGATCAATCTATAAAGACATCTGGGTTCTTCGTCAATGCTGTAACGGGAGTAGTTAATGCTCTTAAATTCCTAGGTAGTGGTGTTACGAACATAGTAACTAAAATACAGGAAACTTTTGCGACATTTGGCAAACTTGATTTCAGTGGACTTACTACTATCTCTGATAAAGTTAAACTCGGATTTGAACCAGTACTAGTTATTATTGGAGTAGTAGGTAAAGCGTTCGATAAATTGTCAGAAGGTATGATGAAAGCCTTTTCTGGAATTACTACCAAAAGAGTATTTGATGTAGTCAATGGTGGATTAATAGCTGGTATATTATTAGGAATTAAGAAACTTATAGGCGCATTAAAGAATATGGTAGAGGATACTAATTTCTTAGATAGAATCAAAGGTATTCTAGATGGAGTTAGAGGTAGTTTAGAATCATTCCAGAACTCACTTAAAGCCAAGACATTAATGAACATCGCTATTGCTATTGCTATATTAGCAGCATCTTTAGTGATATTGTCATTGATAGATGATAAGCGACTATCCTCAGCATTAGGGGCTATGACAGGAGTATTTATAGAATTAGTTGCCGCAATGGGTATATTAAGTAAACTTACAGCCGGAGCAGGTATAGGACAACTTATAAAACTAGGTGTAGCTATGACTACCATATCTACCGCGGTTCTTATCCTATCATTTGCAATGCTCAACTTTGGAAAACTTAAATGGGATGAAGTAGCAAAGGGTATAACTAGCATAGCAGCATTAACAACTATATTAGTATTGACATCTAAGGCTTTAGCAGCTAACAAAGGATCTATGATTCAAGGAGCAGGAAGTTTAGTTATATTTGCAGCAGCAATGAATTTGTTAGCAACTGCATGTAGAAACTTTGGCACTATGGATTGGGATATGATCGTTAAAGGTCTTGTGTCTGTAGGTGTATTATGTGCTGAAATAGCCTTATTCTTAAACTTTACAACATTCAGTGAGAAGGCAATAGCTAATGCTACAGGTATTCTTATTCTATCAGTGGCTATGAATGTACTTGCAACTGCGTGTAGAAATTTTGGTACTATGGACTGGACTATGATAAGCAAAGGAATGATCAGTGTAGGTATACTACTTACCGAGATAGGTATATTTTCAAGATTGACAGGTGAGTCAAAACAGGTTATGGCTACAGGAGCATCATTAATACTTATATCTGTGGCTTTAAATCTATTAGCAACGGCACTTCGAAACTTTGGGACAATGTCACCAAATGAATTGATGAAGGGTTTCATGGCTATGGGAACAGCCTTAGCATTCATGGCAATAGGTTTAAAAGCAATGGAAGGAACCTTATCTGGTTCAGCCGCATTATTAGTAGCAGCAATAGCATTTAATCTACTAGTACCAGTATTGATATTATTAGGTAACATGAGTTGGGATGCAATAGTTAAAGGATTAACTTCTTTAGCTGGTGTATTCGTAGTCTTAGGCTTTGCTGGCGTAATACTCGGACCATTGGTACCAGTTATATATGCCTTAGCCGGATCAATTGCCTTGATTGGAGTAGGTGTAGCATTAGCCGGAGCAGGATTAGTGTTAATGAGTGTAGGGGTAACAGCATTGGCTTTAGCCCTGTCAACAGGAGCAGTAGTCATAGCAGCAGGTATCGTAATAATAATTAATGCTATTGTTGGTATGATCCCAATAATAATCCAAAAGCTAGGTGAAGGTATTGTGTTATTCTGTCAAACATTAACTGATAGTGCTGATACAATAGCCTTAACAGTACTTACACTAGTAGCAACTATATTAGATACCTTCTATCTTATAATACCAGAGATCGTAAACTTTGGACTTAACTTGATTACAACATTATTAAATGCATTGATACTTAATGCTCCGATTATCATACTTCAAGTCATCACGATTATACTAGAAATTGTGCAGGTCTTAACTGATAACATGCCAAAGATAGTAGATGCTGGTGTCAATCTAGTACTTGCGTTCCTACAAGGAATACAGGCCAACATGAACAAAATAGTAGAGGCTGGATTTCAGTTGATCATTTCATTCTTAAATGGTGTTACCAACTCCATAAACAATAATAAACAAGCCTTTGTAGACGCAGTACAGAATCTTGTATTAGCGATGATGGGTGCAGGAAAACTAGCAGTTACTGATTCTATTAAAGACTTTGAAGAAGCTGGTAAGAATGTTGTTGCTGGGTTTATTAGAGGTATAACAGGGGCCATAGCAGGAGCAGCAGCAGCCGCCGCAGAGATGGGTAGAGCAGCATTAGTAGCAGCAAAGGCAGCCTTAGTTGAGAAGTCTCCATCCAGAGCATTCATGCAGGTTGGTGCTTACGCTGGAGAGGGTCTTGTAATAGGACTGAACAGTTACAATGATAAAGCGGCTAAAGCAGGTGCCGAAGTTGCTACTAATGCCTTAGATGGTCTATCAGGAGCCATAGCAGGTATCTCTGACGCTGTTGATGGTAACATGGATCTACAACCAACTATCACTCCAGTACTTGACCTTACAAACATTCAAAATGGTAGTAAACAGATGAATGGTATGATGGCTGGAGTCAATGGATTATCAATAGCAGGATCAATAAGTGCATCCCAAAAATCCCGTGGAGGAAATTCTGAGAAAACAAATTCATCTTCAACACCAGGTTCACAAGCAAATGGTGGTTTAACTGTTGTAATAGAGAACTTTAATAATGCTAGAGGGCAGGATGTACAAGCATTAGCGGAAGAA